CGGCACCGGACACCTCGTTGAGCGCCTTCCGCAGGCGCGGCCAGGTGTCGAGCATCAGGCGGAACAGCCGGTCTTGGTCCTCCAGCTTGCCCGTGCGGACGTTCCGCAGGATCGTGCGGACCTGCTCGGGCGTGACGTTCGACAGGTCGAAGTCGTTGGTGCGATACTGCGCCGGCACGGGCCAGACGACGCCTTTTCGTTCGTCGATTGTCATTCTTGAGCATCCTTAGCAACTTACTAAGGATTTGGCAAGGGTGAGGATTCTACAGCGATAGCGTGGAAAAGTGTTGCAAAAGTGCAACCGCGCGCAATGGTCAGCCCGTCAACCAGCCAACAGCATGAGGATTGAACCGATCAATATAAAGGAGGCGATCCCGTGGATGCTAACAAAGCACTACGCCAAGCGGCTTTGCCCAGTCTCCTACGCTTTCGGAGCGTTCGACGACGAGCTTATGGTCGGGATTGTGACTTACGGCACCCCAGCAAGCTCTCCGCTAAGGCAAGGGGTTTGCGGCAATGACTGGAAATCAAGCGTTCTTGAGTTGAACCGCCTTTGCTGTGAATCAAAAGCCAACCTTGCCAGCCAGCTTGTCGGCAAGTCACTCAGAATGCTGCCTAAACCTTCAATTGTTGTCAGCTATGCCGATACCGAGCAAGGACACGTCGGATACGTTTACCAAGCGTGCAATTTCATCTACACGGGACTGAGCGCCAAGCGGACGGATTGGAAGATTAAAGGCCGCGAGCATCTACACGGCGCAACAGTGGCGGACGAAAGCCGAGGGCAATCCAACCGCGCTGAGTGGATGCGCGAGAAATACGGGTCAGACTTCTACCTTGAGGACCGACCAAGGAAGCATCGCTACGTGTTTTTTTGTGGGTCGATGGCGCAGAAAAAGGCGATGTCGGCTTGCCTGCAATATCAGCGGGAACCATACCCAAAGGGAGAATCGAGCCGCTACGACGCAAGCCAGCAGATTGAGACTCAAAGCTCTTTTCCGCTGATGTAAAGAACTGGCCCAGATTGCTTCTCAAATCGCATTGAACCCACGCACCGCCCGCGTCGCCATCGGATTGCCGCGGGTGCGGATCGCCGACTTCTCCGACATCAGCCCGGAGTGATGCGCTCCCAGCGCGATGCACGCGAGCAGGGCGTCGGCACGGTCGGGCGACTTCAGGCCGGCCTTCCGCATCTTCTCCTTGTCCTCGATCCGCAGCTTGCCGGTCGCGTTCCACTCGCTGCGCCGGGTCGTGATCTGCTCGAAGGTCATCGGGTCCAGCTCACCGAGGTTGACCTCGCCGCGGTGGATCGCCTGCGTGCCGGTGTGCCAGACCTCGCCGATCAAGTTGGCATACTCGTCAGAGTCCTTCGCGGCCTGCCCGCCGTGGAACCGGTTGATGTGCCATCCCTCCTCAGCCATCTGGCAGACGAACCCGGTGCCGAGGCCGTCGGCGTCGCCGAAGATCTGCCCTGGCTTCAGCTTCTCCTCTTCGAAAAGCCGGATGAACTGCCGCGCGGCCTGCACGGTGTCCCGCTCCTGCCATGCCTTGACGACGCGGGCGTGGTTGCCGCGGCGGATCGCCAGCACGTTCTCATCCCGGCCGGCAGCGAAGTCGCAGAACGCGACGACCTCCCCGGACTCGTCGGCCTTCGGTTGGCGCTCAAGCGCGGCGGTGAGGCGGGCCGGTGACAGCACCATCAGCTCGTCGTCGGCGGTGAACTCGGCGAGATGCTTGGACCGATACAGCGGGTGGTCCTCGCCATATTTGATCCGGTCGAGCTGCCTGCGCTCCTCGGGGATGTGCGGGCACTCGCTGCTCGGCACCTTGCGCGTCCAGTAGAGGGACCGGTCCTTGTGGTGGCTGTCGTAGAATTGCCCACGCGGTGCGCCAGGTGACGACACCCAGAGCTGGAGCAGGCGAGTGCATCGGTCGAAGGCCTCGAAGATCTGGTCCGGCACCGTCTTCGCTTCGTCCACGATCAGCATCAGCGGCGCGTCAGGGTCGCCGTGCCATCCTTCAGCGCGGCCTCCGTCGTCGGTCGAAAACCCCAGTGCGAAGCCGCCTTCGGGCGTGCGGAGTTCGTCGCTGAGGAACGTCCACGTCGGGAACTTGTCGCGGTGTTTGCGGATCGCCGGCCAGAGCTGGTTCGAAAGCTGCCGGAAGGATCCCGAGGTGAAGACGACCTTGCCCTTGGGGTGCTTGTCGAGGAACCACAGGATCAGCGGAGCGACCAGCCGGTCGGTCTTGCCGCTGCCGTTGGCGGCGACGACGGAGGAGAACTGCCCGATGCCGACCGACTCCAGCGCCTCGATCTGCCAGACGTAGGGGATGATGCCCAGCTTGAGGACGCAGAACTCGGTGGGCGTCATGACTCGCGCGCGTTGGCCTTCAGGTCTTGATACTCGCACCACCATTCGATTGCCGTCTCGTCGAACTTGGCAAGCTCCGCCTCCAGTCGCTTCGCTTCGTGCTTCCAGACGGCAAGCTCGCGCTCAAGCTCCTGCGCGAGGTCGCGGAGCACGAAACTCCACTGGCCGTCAGAGGCGGCGATTGCGGCGTCGGTGCGTGGCGTGTCAGACATTGCGGGCCTCCTTCCATGCGGCGAGAGCTTTGGGCTCGTTAATGTGAACCCAGTCAAGCCCGTCCAAAGCCTCAGCCAGCCTGTCCGCAAGCGCCCGCTCGGCGGCAAGCTCGCGCTCAAGCTCCTCCAGCCGGTCAGCTGCGGCGTCGATCATTTTCCCGATGTCTTTCGGGTGCGGCTGTTCCAGCGTCTCGTCACCGCGCCTCCATCGGTTGAACTCGCGGAGTCGGACGGGTAGGTCGCTGGTCGGTGTCATGGTCGGTGTCATCAGGTCTTGTTCGGTGAGGAAGTCGGCAAAGTCGCTCCCTCGGTGCGGGTTGGTGGTCATAGCCTGCGGACTCGTTCCTGCGCGTCTTCGATCACCCGGCGGAGCGCGGCATCTTGGTCGGGTGGCAGGCTGATGAGCGCCGACTTCGTGCTGTTGTCGATCCCGACGTTTACTTCCATCTCGGCCGGTGGCTTCCACCCGCCGCGGCACTTGAGCCAGAAGATGCACGCGGTCAGCGCCTCCTTGCTCTCGCCGGTCGCGATGTCGAACAGCCGCTTGGCGATCTTGCTCGTGGCCTTGGCCTGGCCGATGTCGAGCGCGTCCCGGTAGTGCCGCTGAATCGTCTTCTTGTCGATCCCGACCACGCGACCGATCTGTTCGACTGGCACGCCGATGCCCGACAGCATCTCGATCTGCCGGGTCATGGCCTCAGTCACCTCGTGCTTGGGGCGGCCTGCTTTGCGCTTGGCGGGAGTCATGGTTTCTCTGCCTTGAGTTCGTCGAACGTCTTGCCGCTGGCTTCGTGGATCGCCTGCTTGCCTGTGAAGGATTGCCAGCGTTTTACCGTCACGTCGATGTAAGCAGGCGTGAGTTCCATTGCGTTGCATCGCCGCCCCGTCTTTTCTGCCGCCATCAATGTCGATCCTGACCCGTTGAACGGCTCTACACAAAGAGCACCGTTGCTTGCGCTTGACTTGATTATTCGCTCCATCATTTCGACGGGCTTCGGCGTGGCGTGTGAGTGTCTGTCACTTCCGGTGACTCTGCCAAACTCCCACACGTCAGTCATGTTGTCGTGGGTGTTGTCGAAGTGCGCTCGCGTGTCGTAGAAGGCCCGCTTGAGTTCGTCGTGTTCCCGCTTGAGTTCGTCGTGTTCCCGCTTGAGTTCGTCGTGTTCCCGCTTGAAGGCGTCGCCTTTGGCGAATGCTTGCAGTTTTTTGTATGCCTCCTCGGTCGGGAAGCACCATTGCGACTTTGTGAAATAGTGACCTCCCATCTGATTGCCGAGCGCTTCCTTCCACTTCTTGGAACCTCCGCACTTTTCCATTTCCTCCGCTAGATACTTTCGGATCGGTTCCCACCCTTCCCAGTAGTTGTCAGCGTTGTTGTTGAATCCTTGCTCGCCGAGCATGAAGAAAAGGCAGCGCTCAGAATTGTTTCCAAAGCACCTGCAAACCCCATCTTTAAGCCCTGCCCCTGAAGGCTTATCCCACACAATCTCGTTGCGCATCGTCAACCGCTCCGAATCTTTCAAGCCTCCCGCATACCAAAGCCTCCACAGGTCTTCGGCGTTTCCCCATATGTAGGCGCTGGCATTCTCTTCAATGAATGGCCGGAACGTCGCCCACCATTCCATTTGGAAGGCGTCGAGTTTGTCTGCGTAGAGATTGTCGTTTTCCACTCCGTCCTTTTCTTTGCCCATTCCGTAAGGCGGGTCGGCATGAAGTAGTTGTGCCCGCTCGCCTTTCATCAGTTGCTCGACGTGTGTCGGTGTCGTGCTATCCCCGCACATCAAACGGTGCCTCCCCAACACCCACACGTCGCCTAGCACCGACACTGGATCGACCGGCGGCTCCGGCACCTCGTCCGGGTCGGTTTGGCCTTCGGTGGTCTCGGCCAGCAGGTCGGCGAGTTCGTCCCCATCAAACCCCGTCAACTCCAGGTCAAAGCCATCCTCGCGCAGGTCGGCAAGCTCCAGCCCGAGCAGCTCCTCGTCCCAGCCTGCGTTCAGCGCCAGCTTGTTGTCGGCGATGATGTAGGCGCGGCGCTGCGTGTCGGTCAGGTGCGACAGCCGGATGCACGGCACCGTGCCCAGCTTGAGCTTCTGCGCGGCCAACACGCGACCGTGGCCGGCGATGATCCCGTTCTCGCCGTCGATCAGCACGGGATTGGTGAAACCGAATTCACGTATCGACCCTGCGATCTGCGCGACCTGCGCCTCGGAATGCGTCCGCGTGTTGCGGGCGTAGGGTATCAGGGTGTCGGTTGGTAGCTTCTCGATTTTCATAGCGGGGAAAAATATTGTCACAAGTTGCGCGCCCTCTTCAGCGCATCCAGCGTCGGCCTGCCATCAGGCCCGAGCGCATTCGGCCCCAGACGTGCCGTCACGGCCGCGATAGCCTCCCGGCGTAGGTCAGGCGGCAAATCGTCCACATCGGCCTCCACGCCGGTGTTGAGTTGCTTGGCGGGCGTGATCCCGAAGCGGGTCAGATCGGGCACGACAAGCACCTCGCCGGGGCGGACCAGCCCGAGCGCCTCGGCCTCCTTTCGGCTCACCGGCTGCTGGGTCATGTAGGAGTTAAACCCGAACGGTCCCCACGGCACCTCGAAGCCCCCGATGTCGGCGGCGTTTTGGAACAGCCAGAACTCGAAGTCATCGTAGCGTCGGACCTGACCCTCGGCTGCGACGTGCCGATCGCGGGGCGTGACTGCGCCAGGGCGGCGGAAGAACCGGGCGGCCGGCCACCGGTTGAGCGTGCGAGGGTTGGTCACTCGCGTCTGCCAGTAGGCGAAGGTCTGCGCCTGCTCGGTGTTCGTCGTGAAGATGAGCTGGAGGCGAGCGTTTGAAACGACGTTTTCGATCCGGGTATTCTTGAAATCGGTCGGCGTCGCCAGTCCCTCGGACACGAGGAGCGTCCCTGCACGCTCGCGGAACTCGGCGAGCCCGTTGACCTTGTAGACGGTTTCCTCGGCACCGGTGGTCGGGTTGGTCACGGTCTCGGTCGTGCCGGCCTGCCAGTCCAGGAGCATATTCCGCATCCGGTTGAGCACCTTCGCCGAGTTGATCGTCGCGGAGAAGAACGACCTCTGGCGGATCGCCGGGCCGACGGCCTGCCAGTCGGCGCTCTTGAACGTCGAAGGCGCGGCCTTGCGTTTGAGCAGGGCGCGGAGTGCTTCGAGGTAGGCGATCATGGCGGCGGTGGTGCAGGCTCCCCAGTTGTCGCGCTCGGCCTGCGGCGGGCGGTTATGAAGGGTCTTGCGGCCCGCCCTCTGGCGACACTGTGGGATGGTCGGGACTCCTTCGGGCTATACGGAATGCGGGGTCACGATGCCGGGTCCGGGCGGGATTGCAAGCAGGTAACGCAGGTAACGCTGGTAACAATCCCGCGTTTGAGGCTAACCCCTTGAGAATCATGGCGGAAGCCCCTATACTACTACTCTACAACAATAAATAGATTATTATTATTAGAGCCCTCTCCCTATAGGCCTCTCTCTAGGGTAATATGGCTCTCTATTTATTAGCGTCTCTTGCGCGGAAATTACCGTTACCTGTAACCCGTTGAAACTCAAAGGCAATACCTGAACAAACAACAACAGCCCACGAAAAAGCCCGACCCCCGTGAAGGGATCGGGCTGGGGAAACCTGCGCCAGAATCAGAACGGGATGTCGTCGCCGTCGTCCGGCACCGGCGCGGATTGCACCGGTGGAGGTGCCGCTGCGGCCTTCCCGATGGGCTTCCAGTTGCCGATGATCGGCCCTTTCTCCCCGGCTTCCCGGCGCTCCTTGGTGAGGTTCACCGCGGCGAATCCGGTGTAGCCGTATTTGTCCGGGCCGTCCCGATTTGGGATCAGCGTCAGCTCGAGGTAGTGCGCCTTCTCGCCGATGAAGACGGCGTTCGCCTGGAGCGGAATTGCGACGAACGCGGTGCCATCCTTGGACGTAAACGGGC